GCACACGAACCATCATTGTAGTCGTAAAGCGCGTCATATTCCAAATAAAGTGGATTAGTACACCCTGGGTTATAATAACAAGTTCCATCATCTGTATTTACTGTATCGTTATAATTTACTGCTAAGCTATCTATGCAGCCGTATGTTCTTTCTATACACTCATCACCACAGTACGGCATTCCATTAACTATTACAAAAGGAACTAGAGGGCTAGCAAATCCTCCTGGAGCATCAATAGCTACGTGCTCCTCAGAGTATACACTATACCCACATTGTACTGATGTAAACTGAGACTGTTGCGTTATGTTAAACTTAACACTAATAGGTTCTGATATGCTTAGTTCAAAAGTGAACGTAGTATCAAAACCATCATCAAGTGTAAATATACCTAAAAAGTTGTTACCTTGAAACACTTGTAAATACGCTCCAGCCCAGCCATTACCAGCTAAGTCTGTAAGCTCTAGTGTATGCGTACAACTATCTATTAGTATATCTGTGTTGGCTGAGTCTATATAATTATAAGCTAAAGAGTCAGTACAGCCAAACACCTTCTCTGTAAAGCACATTCCTGTATCTACGGTTGCTATTGGTAAAAACTCCAAAAAGCTATCATCCATACAGCCATATATAGGCGGAGGAGGTGCGCAATCTTCTACTGTAAATCCATGATAAGAAACAAAACCAAAGTTAGCTGAATCTATTTCAACTATTGTGTCGTTACATCTTACTAAGTAGTACGAGCCATCTTGCCCACCCCATAAACTACCTTGAATACCATCTCCATATCCATCACTTATTACAAATTCGTAATCACCATTAGGTACACATAGCTGTGTAACTTGAGGTGAGTAATCAACTATATTATCATAAGGACCTCCAGTAACTATAGTATCTAAGTTTTCATCTAATACAGCCCAAGATGTTTCCTCTGGATATTGATCTGGGTTAATTATAATATCTAGATACGTTCCGTTAGGACATTGTCCAAATGCTGTAGATGCAGTAAATACTACAACCATTATAAAAGCGTATAGAAATTTTGTAAAGTTGTTCATTAGAATTTGCTTATTATAAGTTCTTCAATATATTCTTGTACCTCTTCTCTAGTAGCAGCCATTTTAAAACTAATGTCTGCTTGAAAACGTTTTACTTCTTCACCATCATCAAATATTACAATAGTAGGTACAATAGCTATTTCATACTTAGTTTGGTTATTATCCTCTTCTATTAAAAGAGTTTTCTTATCGCATTCTTTTAATTTAGAAAACCACTCAACATTATTAGCTGAGTTAAAATCAGCGTTAAAATGAATCGCGGTTACTTGACAAAAAGCAGTATGCGAGACCACCAAGAAAAACAATACTAATAAGTACATGCAAAGTAGTTTCCATTCTGTTCTCTTTTCCATTATTTTAATGCGTCAATTTTATCTTCCATGCGGATCATACGTTCTTCTAGCTTTTCCACATTACGCTCTGTATTCTTAATGGATTGACGAATATTAACATCCTTCATATCAAATTCCATTTTAGAAATCTCTGGTTTAGGAAGCTCTTTTGCTTCTGCTATGTCTGCTTGTAGCGTAAACCACATGCCTATTAAGGTTGCCATTGCAAAACCTATACCTATTAATGTCTTTACACTTATGTTGAACCCTGTTTCTTCGTTAAGTTCTTTTGCCATTTTTAAAATATTCTATAATTTACACCAAATTTAAAGTCGTACCATTCTCTATTCCAGTACTTGTTATACTTACCTTCAATAAAACAACCAACGTTTCTGTTTAAGTTGTACCCAAAGATTAATCCTCCTGAGTAGTCATACCATTGTTCTCCATCATTAAAGTTGTGGTACGAATATTCACCGCCACCATTATAGTGATACGGCATTAGGTTACCCCAAGAGTGTAACCAAAAATCTTTTTTGTAGTGGTAAAAATCAAACCCTACTACTAACGAATGTTGCCACTGGTTAGGCAGCTCGTTCTTTTTCTTTTCTACGTAATTACTAAGTACTTCAGGGATTACTACCTGATTCCAAACAGTTGCGTTTTCTGCTACTAAATTACCGTTAGGATCTCTATACTCAGATTCATATACATCTACGCTATATCCTTCTTCAATAGCTAAGCAGGTGTAATGCAGTTGTCCTGAAGCTATTAACCACTCTTCTAGTGGATCATAACCATAAGGCTCTGCAAGTCTTTGCACTGTACCTAGATTAAATGATAACTTTTTGTTACCAAGTAATCGTAATCTTTGTGTGCTTTCAAAATACTCAATGTCTGCAAAACCTTCTTTAATATATGCAACTTTTGCCATCCATACTGGCTTTACATATCTTATAAAATGTTGCTGGTCTAAATACTCTATACCTTCTTGTCTTCTGTAGTCTACTTCAAATAGATACTCAAATGGAGATAAGCCAATAGTAGCAGCATCGCCGTAAGCGGCTTCTGTACCATCTTTAAATGTTCTTCTATCTTCATATCCAAACCTTTTGATTTTACGTATACCCATTGTAAGAGAATAGTCATAAGGGGTTAGAACTGTATCTACCCCTAAGTAACTATTATCTACTGAATATATATTTTCATCAGCTAAAGATGTACCACCATTTACTGCTACGTAGAATGTAGAGAATTTGAACGGTTTCTTAAACTGCGCAGTTACAGATAAAGATGCGAATAAAAATAATACTATAAGTACTCTTGCCATTATGCTTTTGTCCAGTATGCGTATTCAAGTATACAATTACCTGTGTTAGCTTGAACTTTTAAGCCTTCACCATCTATTATTGCAAAAATCGAAAATTGTCCTGGCCATATAATTCCAAACAATTCACTAGCTCCAGTAAATAATTTTATATGATTTGTAGCATCTGTGTTCTTTACATACACATACGTAGTTGTTGAATTTGTTGCAGTAAGTATATCTGAGGCTGTTGCATCACCTACTAGTGATATTCTAGATATAGCTACTATAGGTTCTCCAACTACTAATGTTTCTGAAACGCTAAGATTTAAAGCATCGCTTGTTGCGCTGTTACTTGTTAATGTTAATTTTGCTGTTAATGTTGCCATTATTCAATAATTTTATCAATGTTAATAATTTGTTCTCCAGTAATATCTGCTGGTAAACAGTCTTCTGGTATAGCATGCAGCTCAATTTCAGTTTCTTCTAATAGTAGTTTATCTATTTCAGCCAACTGTTCTTTTCTTGCATCCACAAGTTCTTTATTCTCTTCTTCTAACTTAGTTATTGCTTCGTCATCTTTCTGATTCATAAGAACCTGCATTTTTTGTGATAGTCCTAAAAATTCTTCAGTAGGCTTACTAGCTTCTTCAATATCTTTAAGTTCTTCTTGTATTGTTCTAATGTTCTTAGACACTAATAATCCAAACTTAACTCCTTTTAGTTCTTGCACTGCAGTCAGTCCGTTAAACAATGTAACAAACTCACCATTTTTCATTTTTACTTTCATTTTGTCTATATAATTAATTGGTTAATATTATCCGATTCTGTACATAGTTACTGCACTAGCACCGGTTCTTCTTATTCTAAATCTTCCTACACCTATAGATACTGCATCATCTGTTGCATCTTGTGCGTGTATTACCATATTACCTACAAGTGTTACACCTGTTCCTCCTGTAAGCGTTACGTTATCTTGTCCGTCAGTTGTTAAATTAATAAAACTAAAGTCAAAGCTATCGTTGTCTGCTGTTAGAGATAGTCCTGATATTAAATTAGATGCTGTATCTGTAGCTTTACTTCTATCAGCTGTAGGTGTACATTGTATAATACCTGTTAATATATTAGCAGCTGATACTGCTGTAGTACCATCATCTGTAGTAGCTGGAGCGCCTTGATATTGTATAAATGCTGCTGTACTAGATGCTCTTGCATAAATAGGTTTAGCAGATACAAATAAATTACCTGCATTTACTGTAACATCTTGTGAACTGTCTACAGTTACTGCTGTAGTTGCTGATCCTCCAGTTGTATAAGTTCTTAATAGTACACTACCAGGCGTTCCTGACGCAGCATCTCCTGCAAGTATATCTACATTTCCTCCAGCTCCACTTCCTGTCGCTGTTCCTCCAAATAATCCAAGAAGACCACCAGCTTTATTTCCGCCGCCTGCAGTACCTGCATAAATATTTAGCTTAGCACCGTTAGTTCCTGATGCCGATGTTGTAGCTTTAATATCATAATTAGCTTGATATGCACCAGAGTTACCTATTGTAATTGCTGTAGTAGTTGTACCTTGTATGTTTAACTGCCCTGTAGCATCTCCTGTTGTTAGTGTAGATCCTGAGTCGTTAAGTATTACTTTACCATTAGTATGTACATATAAACCTCTATCAGATCCATCATCACTAATATAGTTAGTATTCAAGTCAATGTTATAGCTACCTGTGTCTAGGTTAGCTGATAAACTTGATAAGTTAGCATCAAGAGTAATTGTACCTGCACCATTAGTAATAGTTAAATTAGATGATCCTGCTGCAAGTGTTGCTACTGATGGATACCCATTAGTTGCATTACCTATTAGCAGTTGTCCATTTGTAGACATTGCTGTTGTAGCTGCAATAGTATCATTTGCACTGGCATATAATACCGCTCCTTTAACTATAGTAGATAGTCCTGTACCTCCATTTGTAACTCCGCATGTACCAGTAACTGTTCCTGTAAAATCAACTCCAGTTAAAAATCCTGATGTTGCATTATTACATAAGCTAAGATCTATTCCCGCTTCTAATACTGTTAATACTATGTTACTTGAAGTAGTTGCTACTGTTAACAAACCTGTATCTCCAGAAGCAATACCCTTAAATACTATCTGGTTTTTATTTGTTAATGTTGCACTAGTATATAATGTTTCTGAACTTGTACCTGCTGTAGACACTGCCGGAAACAATGTTTGTAGTTGTAACTTTTTAGCAGCTTTTGTGCTAGAGTTGGCTACTAATAAAAATTCATTAGCATCTACGCTAGTTTTTGCAAGGGTACTTAGTGATGTTATTTCTGCCATTTTATTTTATTTTATTATTGTTATGTTATCTTAAATCTGCAAAATCCTCTTCACCTGCAGTTTCATCGCTATCGTCTGTTGACCCTAAAGGACCAGTTAAATCTGATTGATCTGCTACATCATCAAACGTAGCTCCGTTTACTGTCACACTAGTTCCTCCAACATTAAATCCACCTAGAACTTTAGAGTTCCTTAATTTTATTTGTTGATAAGCTGGTATGCCACAGTCTTTACAATACTCTTTTGCAAAACTAAGAAAATTTTGTAAATAATCTTCCGTCTCATCTAGTATCTGATAAGTTATACACTTTTTCCAACCGCTTTCAGGATCGTTAGCAAATGGATCTACATCCAAACCTGTATTAGATATTGCTACATAATAAGGAGCTGGTAAATTATTTGGGTTTGGTGTATAAGGTCTTCTTACATATGACCCTATAGTAAATGTACTTGCACTTGAAGGGCTCCAGAACTGACTGCCTGAACTAATCCAGTTATCTTTACAAGATGTTTCTGCAAATTCTAAACTAGGAGTTGAAGGATCTGCACAGTTGTATATACAAGGCAATCCTTGTCTAGACATTAGGTCTTGTATAATAATCATTTTCCATGTCTCCATGTTAGAACAATCACTGCCTAGACCAGTTATATGTTTAGTGTAAAATCTATTGCCAGCTCGTGCAATACATTCAGCATTATAATCTAATAATCTCTTAATACCTTTTGGAACGCATCCTGGCATAGTTGTGGTTACTCCATCGCAATCTTCTATACATCCATTATACTCATATTCACAAGGGCATGTGCCATCTTGATAATTAGCGTTTGGATTATAATTCAAAGCATTTGGGTCCATACAACCGCAGCTTGGATTATCTGGACAGCAGCTAGGATCATAAGTAATTGGTCGTAATATATCTGTACATAAACATCCAGTTGGTGGTGGATCATTTACATACTCACAACATCCATCATCTACATTTGCATTTGGAACAGAAACTCCTGCACAATTTACAAGATAGTTTGTAGCGGTTGGATCTAAACAGCCGTGAATATTAGTAGTGCCGCCTCCATCATCATTACAATTTTCTAACGCTACAGTACCTGAACCAGATAATTGTCCGCATTGTCCTAAAATACTATTTGCTTGTGTAACAGGAAGATCTATATCTCCATTAGCATTTACAAATGCGCTGTCATACAATGCAACAGATAGAGTATATGCACCACTAGGCACATTATTTAAAACTATTTGAGTGTTTGCTGTAAGTATATCATACGGGGGATTACCTCCGTAGGGTGGTATAAAACCACCAGTCATGCTAATCTGTCCTGTAAACCAACTTCCATACATAAATTGACCAGCATTATGTTGCACCACCCATATATATGCTACCCCATTTGGATTTGTAATGTTTGACAATAAAGACGTTGCATTAGGAAGATTAAAAGCTATACTACCTGTAGAATCATCATCACATAGCTCTGTATTACTATTGTATGTTGAGGTAGATCCTCCACTACTAAATGTTACATTGCCCGTACTTTGATACCCTTCTATCAAACAGCAATCAGATTCATTTGCTGCAGCAAGTAAACACTCAGCCTCTGTTGCATAGCCATTAGGTTCATTTTGATCAAACATACAGACGTTGCATATTTTAACAGTCCAAGAACCTGCATTTCCATACTCACAAGAGCCATCGTCAATTGTAGCTAATGGGTTATAGTTGTTAGCAGTTACATCAGTACATCCTAATATATCATCAGGCTCTGGGTAGCTACAAGTACCATCGTCTGTTGTTGCAGCTGGGTTATAATTGTCAGCTTGTGGGTCTGTACATCCTGGAGTTTCAGGCTCTTCTGTAAGACAGCAAGTATCCATTGAAGCTTGTTGGGCTGGAGTAAAAGGAATAAATTCAGTAACATTCTCACTGTAAACATTTAATTCTCCATAGTTGTATGAAACTTGAACTCCTTGAGGAACCCCATAAGCAGCTATTGCAGGACAAATCGAGCCAGTAGAAATGTTGATATTAGGGGTTATAAAAAAATCTCTAAGAGAATGATCCCCAACGGCTCCTGTAGTATACAGAGTACCATCTCCCATTACAACAGCATGTTCTATTATAAGACCATGTACAAAGTTTTGTCCATATCCACCGCCTCCCATCGAGTCGCCCGCTGTATTAAAATCTCCTTGAGCGCCAGAAGGAAGCCCCATATTTGGCCCTGTAGATGGTCCATCATTCTCATTAGGATTAAATAGACCATAGCATAGCATATTAAACCA